TCGCCTCGGTAGTGACAAAAGACGATTTTACGCCGCCCATTATTCTGTCTAGCCACGAGGTGCTTGGCAACGGCGGTCATCTTACTACAGGTTGGGATTTTATTCAGACTATATGTAGCTGGGATAATACCCTTTTGCTGCATTTTGCGGACGGCTTTCTTCAGTAGATGAGGAGAGACACAGCACTGTCTAGCCCGCGTCAGCATTGGTAGATGATGATGCGTCAATTCGGCGATGATCGCGTCAACGTTGTCAACGGTAACTTTACTGAAGCTAGCCTGCGAGTGAATTTGAGCGGCCAAATTCTGCTCCTCCGGCGAGGCCCATGGCACCCTAATAATCTTCGTACAAAGCGGCGGTAGCACGATGCCAACACTTTTTTTGGTTCGGCGGAGAACGTGGTGTTGGATGATTTCCTTGATTGCCATAGGATCCAAATAAAAGGCCTTCTTGAGACGGAGAATTGCGCAGAGGGCATAAAGATCGGATTTCCTGTTCTGAATCGGCGTCCCGGTTACCATCCAGCGAATATTCGCGTCAAGTTTCATGGCGCCAAGGAAGGCGGAAGTCTGCATGTTCCTGAGATGATGAGCCTCGTCAGCGATGACCCGGTTCCACTTGATGCTCCAGAGCATGCTATCGCCACTCTTCCGCTTCGCCGAGATCATACCATAAGTGGTGACTACGATAGGAGCAGTTTGCAATTGGTCCATGGTGATGGATTTGACCTTTTTGCCGTGGTAGACAAGGGGATCATGACCCATGAATTGGCCGATAATATCACACCACTGACGCATAAGTGCTGGTGGTAGCACTATAAGGGTGTTTTGACGACCGTCACGTCCTGCGAAATTAGACATGATGCATCCAAGCATCAAAATTGTCTTGCCTAGCCCCATCTCATCCGCGATGACGCCTCCGCGGACCCCATATTTGGGAGAAGTAGTAGTTTCGCGCTCAAGGCAAAACTCCATTCCAGAAAATTGATGCTCTTTTTCGGAGAGACCGGCACGAGCTAGCCAGTTGCGAAACTGGTTGATTCTTGCTGATGTAGTAGTGTTCATTCTTGGTGTAATTCGGTACTTGTTGTAATAGTAGTGAAAAAGGTATGCTGAATCAAAAACTATCATATTTTTCCTTCAATTTTCTGAAAAAAAGTCAAGAATTCTTAATTCTTGAAAAGATCTGCTATTTTATTAGTATGCCGCCAATAAATAATTAAATACTAGTTATCTTTCTGAGTAACAGCTATTTGTTGGCTCTCTCACAATATTGTTATTTATTTCTTTCTTTTTCTCTACAACATCCGAGTAGAGCTCGGATCCCGACGGAATATCTACGCCTTTGCCGTGAACACATCTCACTAATATTTGACCCATTCTAGTTTATATTTGAATACACTATATATCATTGACTGTCACCACTGTTCAATTTATATAATTTATAAAATAAATTAAGAATATCACCCCATATATGTAATATAGATGGCAGTCCAAAGGATTACTAAAGAATTAAAGATTCTCACTGAAGATCCACCCGCAAATTGTAGCGCTGGTCCAGTCGGCGACGATATGTTCAAATGGCAAGCAACACTAATGGGACCTTCCAAAAGTCCCTATGAAAATGGCCTTTTTTATCTTGATATTGATTTCCCGGCGGATTATCCTTATAAACCGCCCAGAGTAAGATTTACAACACGGATATATCATCCTAATATTAATAGCGGCGGAGGCATCTGTCTAGATATTCTCAAGGAACAGTGGAGTCCAGCTTTAACCATTTCCAAGGTGTTGTTATCAATTTGTTCGTTGTTATGTGATCCTAATCCCGATGATCCTTTAGTCCCTTCTATAGCAGATTTGTATAAACGAAATAAGGAGGAATACCTTATTGCAGCAAGAGCTTGGACACTGCAGTATGCTTGCGGTCATGACGATGATTAAGGGGATAATTCAATAAATAAAGAGAACCATCTATAACATCTCCATGATGAACATTTAAATAGTCTAACATATAAGGGCAAATATCAGCATGAGTAACCAATAAAATGGTTTTATCTGTCTTACTGTATTGTTTTTTTATATCATATAAAAATGGAAAGATTCTATTCCCTATATCACGAGATGTCTCATTTCGTAATATATTATTCGGAAATACTCTAGTGTGATACCTGTCATCAACAATATCGAAAATATAAGAAAAGAAATTGTAATGTTCGGATATAGCTGGATTAATATACGATTCTTTCGCATCAAATCGTTCGAGAGGATAAAGAGAGCATTCCGCATTAAGTTTTCTTTTATACGAATTACAAAAAGGATATATTGTTTGTAGCGAACGTAGGAATGGAGATGCAAAAATGACATCTGGATTAATACTGTGAAGAATGGAGACAAGTTTATCTGCTTGATTAAATCCCTTGTATGATAACATTGTAGAAAAATCCTTTGATGGTAATGAATCGGCGGCTGTTAATATTACTATTCTCATTAACTATAAGAAAATAGTAATTATTCTTAGGTCATTTTAGAAACTTATTTTTTACACGCAGAGCGGCACAAGGGAATACAAGCAGATAGACAGCCAGCTGCTGTGTTTACAGCAAGATTAATATCAAGTTCTCCTCTAGTACCTGCGATAACGAGATCCACGGTACTTGCGAGTGGTCCTGGTATAGCGGTCAATGCTTCAAGAGAAGCCTTTTGTTCCGAGGGAATTGGTGCATCTCTGACCACATCTCTCACGAGTTCCAAAGCCATCGTTTTTTGCGCTTCACCTTTTACTTGAGTTAATTCTACAATTTCCATAGCATATCGTAATACTGTTATAATACTCTGGGCATTAATCTCTATTCCCTGGCATTTTTTCTTCAGATCGGTTTGAGCACGCTTATAAACTTGAGAATTATTTGACATTATAACATATGGCTATAAAAAATTGAAGATAAATAAAACGAATTTTAATAGCATAAAACCACCTCCTCAACACACAAAATAAATGGATATTATTCCGGAAAACTTCAACGCTGCTCGCTCTGATGTGGGTAAAGTTGGTATTACAATGAATGACGACGGTAGCACATATGTCTGGGTTTGCTTCTCCAATTACGGTTCCGCGCAGTGGACGCCGTTGGAAACTCGAAGCACCCGCAACTGGATGCTCCACAGAGATGCAATTACGGATGCCATATGTGCTGAAAAAAAGAAGGATTTGGAGATAGAAAGAAAAAGTAAAGATAGTATAAGTAGAATGGCCTCAGTGGATGAAACGCAGCAAATGCTGACTGAATTATATACAAAAATGAAACCAGAGGAAAAGAAGGACTTCCTAAAGAGTCATACTGATTCTTGGTTGAACTCCGTAACCTGTGTATCATGTCTAGAACATTGTGTGGAGAAACACAAATGCATCCACCGCGATTGTTGTGGAATGTGTAAAAATTGTCATGATAAATTAGGATCTAGGGAGGGGGATAATAAATGTCCTGCTTGTCAACAAGAACAAGTTATTACGTGTTGTATCTGTCAGGAGGAAAAAAAGGACGATGATATGGTGGAGGCATCGGGTGGATGTGGTCACCGCGTTTGTCTTAAGTGTCTGGGACGAGCTTTTATGGCCGGACATCCTATAGACAATTGTCCTTTGTGCCGAGGCAATTTCGGACCGAATGTCAATAGGTACGACTCCGAGGATGATCTATCTGACGAGTTTGGTGACGATGATATGCCTGAACTGGAGGATGATAGCAATGAGGATCTCAATACTGAGAACCAGCAGCTTCTGGCAGCAAATCTTCTATATAGTATGCCCAATTCCAGCATGTTCCATGGAATTCGGGTACTCAATTACCAAGGAGTTGGTATTCCTTCTATCGGGGTTCCAGAACAGCCGGACCGAATCACCGAAGAGGATTATCACGCTATAATAAGCGCACTGCGCGATTAAATATCTAATCAATAACTCTTCTTTCAACTAAAATTATAGGTACGATATTTTGCATTTGAGCAAATTTAACTTTAAAACGGCGCAATTGCCATAATTTTGTTCTGTAGCTTCTAGAAATTTTTTTGTATCTGGCTACTGCTTCCTTTACCTTCATTGTCTCGCCATCTAAGGTAATTTCTTTCTCCTGCCACCCCTTTAATTCTTTTTTAAGTTCCGCCAAGGCCACCTCTTTCTTTTTTACTCTCTCTATTCCCTTCACGAGTCGTACGGGCGCATCTTTTTTCCTAGACGCGCGTCGCAAGGCTGCAAATTGAGACATCCCCCATTCCCATCCCCGACACCGGCCTAGCCTGTCCTGCGAACCCAGACCACAAGAGTTACATAATGGACACTTGGGATTCCCTTGCCGAAACCAAGCATTAATGCATCCTTGATGAAAAGAATGTTTACATTCCGGTATCTCAAAAACGGGTCCAGACGTGAGGGCCTCTTGACATATTACACATATATCGGATTCTTCAACCATTATTTGTATTCTAATTATACGCTAATTATTTAATAGTATTTAAGAAAAAATGAATAATAAAGTTGCTTAAAGAGAAATCCATAGAGTATAGTGTGTTAGGACACAGCGAAATACTCAATGACATGAATATCATAAAGCGGCGATGATGAGCGGCCCGACGAGGACGAGTGAGCGGCTTTATTATCTCAAAAAATGCCTTGAGCAATAGCGGTGCTGTATGAGCCGAATTGAAATAGGTTTGACTACTGGCAACAAGTCAGAACACCCTAACCACACCAATCGTATTAGTTGTTGTACACAAGAGGGCGCGTAAGACCCAGTATTTCGTACAATGGACAGCCAAATATTATAGCAAAGAAGAGAAGAGGAGCGGGAGATGAGAGAAGTAGAGCAGGAGTAGAGCAGAGAAGAGTAGAGCATAGAAGAAGTAGAGAAGAGTAGAGCAGAGAAGCGCGGAGAAGAATAGAGAAGAGTAGAGAGTAGCAGAGCATAGGGGATTGAAAAGGGAGCGAGAATAAAATATCATAAAACCGGCAATAGCTCAGTTGGTAGAGCGGTCGGCTGTAGTCCGATTGGTCGCTTGTTCAAAT